ATTTAACTCTCTTTTAAACCAACGCCCTTCGTAATTTACTCCCTCCAGCGCTTGAGGCTGAAGAATATTTTTTGTTTTAGCCATTAAATTTTGTTGACTGATGACGGTGTTTGGATGAAACAAGTCAAAATTGTTGCTTAGCGAATTAAAAGAATTATAATTCAACCTTGCGCCATTTTCTATTTTTGTCCAATCGATTAACATACGCGTTGTAAATCCAGAAAAACCACCTGAACTAGGGTCAAACCTTGGGATTTCCACCCATTCTATAGGTGCGGTTGGAACATAATCTTGCACAGTCCATGAGCTACGTCCAGATGTAACAGAGCTACCTCCTGCCCACTGATTATTTTTTTTGTCCCATTCATGTATAATGATTCGAGTTGTTCCTTGATAATTTTTGTAAAGAGAGCCGATAGTATAACTCTTATTTGGATCAGCACCAATTAATTGCACATCTAAAATTGCATCGTTTTTTATCGATTTTCTGTATCGTGGATCATACACAAAAGGATATGCTCTAAAGTCTTTATTAATAGGCTTTTGGATACAAGATTGATGGATACCTGTTTTGTTGTATCTCATATCTACAAGATTGGTTTCGTTTGGTAAGACCGACCAATCGATCAAAATCTCAATCAGCGCAGTCGAGGTTGTAGATGTTAAATAAACACGTTCTACACTTTCTGATGGCACATAATTCAGTTCATTAAACGATGCTATTGCGTCGCCTAATACGTTATCGCCCGTAGCTTCATAAACAATCAAAGAATAAACTTTATCCGTACCTTGAGATTTGCGAACTACTGTCAATGCGTATTTTTTACGAGCATCCACATTGAACATTTTTATATCAATAATGGATTGCTTAACTGCGTTGGGAACATCGGCAGAAGTTACAAAAGGATATTTAATCATATTGACATCATTTGATAGTTTTTTAATATTTACTGCACCATCTTCTATCATTGACGTATTGACATTAATATCAATCTCATTATTAGAAATCTCTTCCCATAAATCTAAAGCAATCATCGCTTTTGTGATTGCTTCATTTTCACCCCTGTTAATTTTACGGTCGATATCCGTGCGCCACGAATTAGCATCTGCTAAAACTGCAGTCAAAAAGCTGAATTCTTGTTGTTGTACCACACCAGACATTACACCAGCAATTCCTCCAACTTCGATTTCAAATGGTTTCGTGGCAACTACTTTCCCTTCAAACCATATTCTGATTTGGGCAATCACTTTGCCTTTTGTCAGCATGTTATTGGGAAATTCGATAATAAACTTACTTGTTGCTTTATCTTTCACCACAAAAGCATGTTCATCTGTAATCCCGTTGGCAAGGTTTCGCCATAAAAGACTTAGCGTTACACCAGGTACTTCCCCAATGATTCCTGCGTCCGTAACCATGACGGTTAGTGTCCGGCCATCTTTATCACCAGCGCTAACCCATTGCTTTTGTATAAAATTATCATTTGCCTTATCGATGACCACATCGACATCTCGCATACGATTAAAATTCATTGTTGCCAAATCGTCTCACTCCTTAAAATTAAAATTGCATCATGTCACGTGGATTAATAAAATCATTTTGTTGTGGCCAAGGTCCATTTCTAAAAAATTGGAAGTGTAAATGTATTCCCGTTGATGGTCCAGTTGTACCAATGATACCTAATCGTTGTCCTTTCGTGACTTGCTGACCTTCTCTTACTGCCAACGATGCTAAATGACCGTAGCCAGTAAAAATACCATTAGCATGTTCGATAACCACGTAATTGCCATACCAAGCTGGATAACTACCAGAGATTCTAACGATTCCTGCTTCTGCTGCTAGAATCGGTGTGCTTAAATTGCCATTCACTAGGTCAATTCCATTGTGAAACTCTTGACCTCCACCTAATGGACTATCACGCCATCCGAATGGGCTTGTGACTGTAATCGGTCGTGCAATTGGTAAAACCCAACTGTCGCCTTGTTCGATAGATAGATTAACAAATTTGTTGTACCACTCTCTCGCCCAACCTTGTCTCTCTGGATGATCTGCCGCTGGACGTTCAAAATTCTTTTCAAACGCATAAGCTGCTGTTTCGGGATTCGTTACATTTTTAAACCCTGAAACACTGGTCGGACTGACTGCTCCCATCCATTGACCGTTTGTCATCGACCAATCGACAACTTTCATTTGCACAGGCATCTCACGATAATCACCACCAACACCACTTGCATCATGCAGGCGCTGGAAGTATTCACGGCCATCGTTAGTTGGCGAGCCAATCAACGGAAAAGCAGACCCATCAAATTGTATTGCACCATACGCAGGACCGCCCACTTGGTCAGTATCTGGGTTCATGGTTGGCCCCACTTCACCACGAATGTTGCCTAAAATTCCAGCGGCTGCCGCTTTGGAATATCCTAAACTGATTAACGTGATCCATGCTTGCCATGCAAACTGTTCCGCTTGTGTATTTACTTCTGGTGGATATTGACCGTTCCATTCGCCACCTCCACCAGGAGTTCCTCCGCCTGAACCTTGTCCAGGGAAAACTTTTTCTCCTCTTATTTTTATGTCACCAATAACATTAATGTCTCCAGCTAACGTAACATCCCCAATTATTCTGATACTAGGGTCAATAATATAAATGCCATTTGCTCTACCTAAAACAATTCCTCTACCTGTTTGAGCAGATATAGCAATGTATTTACCATCATCATTAGTGGTAATCATCATTGCTTCACCATCCATTTTCACAGGACCGTCTTGGTCTTGTAAATCTGGAAAAGGTTCTCCTGCAGTTCCCATTGTTCCGATAGCTTTATCGCCCGACCAAAATTCTAATCCTTTTTTAGTCAGCTCCATGATTTTTAAAGCACCATTCATGGCTCTCAAAGCGCCTGAAACTAACATCAGTTGGTCTCCGACAGCATTAAAAGACGTTTCAAAAATGTTGGCACGGATTTTACCAGCACGGATAAAATCAGCATTCAATGTGCCATCAATCCCCCACGCGTTAACAAAAGGACCAAGCCAACCTGTACGGCTAAAACCTATACCTTGGTTGTTCATCGCTACAACATCTTTTGCTGTCTCGCGACTATCTGTGTCCATATAATAAGTTGTATGTGGCTTATTTTTCGGATATTGAAGCACCGAACCACCTTCAACTCCATTAATTAGATTGGTAACATAATCAACAAATTCGGACATATAGCCCTTTTTGGTTAGTGTCTTAATTGTTTCTTGTAGTTCGTTATTTTGTTGTTTATAAAAAGCTATTTGCGCATCACCAGCGCGAATCTTTTTCGTTTTTTCGTTTAGGCTGTCGTAAGTAACTTCAGTGATTTTCGCCTCAACATAGATATCATAAAGCTTGTGATAGACCGAAAAAGTGTCAAATAAACCATAGTTTCTCAATCTCTCAAACTCTTTCGCTTCTTCCGAGTCAGTTAATTTCTCAATCTCTAACTCAATGGAAACTTTTGGCTTATCTACACCTACATTGGTAGATTTAAAATAGTTTTTCGCTACTCTATCAAGACTTGCTTTATCTGTCACCCCTTGTTCTTCTGTAAATTGGACATGGCGAGCATAGATATCAGGATAGTTAGCGATTAAATCACTATTAACTGGATCACCGTAAATTCGTTTAGTTTGGCCATCGTCATTGTTTTGCAAATCGGCATACGGTAAGCAACGAGTAACGATAGATGACCAATCAAAAGTGATTTTAAGGCCTTGAAGGTCTTTACCGTAACGAACTGTTCCAACGTTATCACGTCCTCTACGACGCAGAAGGGACAGTTTAAAAGGCTCTCTTTTGATTTCTCCACCCCAAAACTGGAGCAGAGAACCTTGTTCACCAGCAATACAGTTCAGCACATTACGCGCTTCAAAAAGCGTACTTGAAACGGTAGTAATGTCAGAATAAAGCTCAATATCAGATTGCAAATCCATACCTGCAGTAATTGCACGCATAGCATCAACTCCTGTTTTTGAGTCTATTTCAATATGCTGAACTTGCCGATTACCCAGCTTATACGTACGAGATTGGGCATAAATTAAAATGTTATTCCCGATCGTATCTTCGTACGTTCGTTTGATTTCAAAAATATGGTATTCTTCTTGGTCATTTGGTTTTACTTTAATTTGATAGCCATTTTCAAAATATTGCTTAAAACGAGACTTCAGTGGATATTCCACTTCCAACTCATAAACGCCATTTGCTTGTTCTCTCACGTCCGCTCTAGTTGCATCACGTAAAATTCCTAACCCGTTGTGACTAAAATCTTTTTCCGATGGTTTATAAATACGAGGTTTCAAACTTTTGTCCACCACCTTGGCTGTAAATTAAATTCTTGGACGTTTCCAGACCATCTGAAAGTGTTCACACCTTTAGATAAAATAGGGAAATCTAGAAATTTTGTTTTGTGATCTTGAATTTCTAAAACACCATCGACAACGCGATATGATTCTTCTAATTGCGAATCAATAATAATTTCATTGCCTACATTAGTCAGTTCGTATTTTTTATTATTGATCCAAAAAGTAATATCCCCCGAACCAACTATTTTGATAATTGGTTTTGAGGGATATGCTTCGGTGTTGTGTATCATTTTTTTGTTTGTTTGCCATTTTAACCCGACGCGAGCTGTTTTAAATGGTCTTACACTGATCGTAAACTCGAACGGTGTCCACGTCCCGTTTTTGTGTGTACCTGTAAATACAGGAGGACTAACAACAATGGTTTGATACATATAGTGCGGATCAAAATTATAGGTAAAATCAGAGTAGTTCGACATATCTAGCCAGACCTTGACTCTATCTTCTAAATGATACATTTCTTCGTAATCACTAGCCTTTGCTACGCACTGTAATTTCCATTCCACATTTTTGTAGTAGGCGTAATCCACCACAACGGAATCGTTACCTGGTCGCTCCTGCAACTTAATGACACGCCCCGAAGAAACGCGCTGTGGTCTAGCGGTCAAATAAGCATCAAACTCTTCACTATCTAATCCATTAATTTTGAATTGTCCTGGCCTAAACATTAAACACGCCTCCTCTTGGACTGTCGTCTCTGTCCTTTAATTCTTTGATAAATACGACTAATTTTCGTGCCATTTCCATTAATTGGATATCAGATAATTCACCCAAAGCTTGCAGCGTGATGTTAAACACATCACCAGCTTTAGTATTATTTTTCTCTGATTCCTCTAGGTCACTATTGGATTGCTGAGAATTATAATCCGCAACATTAATATTGTTAGGGTCAATTGTCGCACCTAGATGGCTCGTATCAATGGATAACGAATTAGCAGCCTCTGTTAAAGCGTCTTGCATTGTATAAGCATCCTCTTCGATACCGCCAGCAATACCTCGCGGAATCCAGCGACCTACTGCATCACGACCCCAACGAGAGGGAGAATGAATGCCGAAGAATCCGAGAACGTTGTCTTTAAATCCGCCTAACACACTTTTAGCAGCGTCCCATAATCCTCCTGCAGCACCACTAATACCACCAGCGATACCGCGAATAATATCCATCCCTACACTGCCCCAGTTAATGGACGTAAATGCGTCTTTTAAACCAGTGATAAGTGATAAGCCTGTTTCAGCCATTAGTCCAATATTGCCTGCAAACGCAGAAACTAACGCCCCAATAATCTGTGGCACAGCACGGGCTACAGTAGTCATAATCAGCGGTAAGTTTTGCACTAAAGCCACCAATAACTGCACGCCTGCGTTGATAATCTTATCTAAATTACCTAATAGCGCAGTGGACATAGCGTTAACAATTTGAGGCATTACTCTAGTAATTGTTGTAATAATCACT